CGCTGCGTACGCCGATAGGCGGAAGCGGAACGAACACGAAATCGAGACGGCCTGGTCGCGTAGCGACCTACCGCCCGGCGACGGCGGATCTGAGTGCGGCGAGCCTTGGTCGTCCGGGTTACACGGTAACGCTTGGTCGAGCGACCGCTCTGGGCGCGGGGACGTTTGAAGGCCATGCTGCATACGAGTTTTCATTACTACAAATGCAAACTACTTAAATACTCCCCGAACCTTAATGTTCGATTTTTCGCGATTGGGCGAAAATGGGGTTTTAACCCCTGCGGAGTATTTATACAAAACCTAAAATTTTAACTAAAAAAATCTAGGTCCCGCTGTTTCCGCTACTCGGCTAAGGAATCTTAAGCCTCGTAGGTATGGCGGAATTTTCCGAAAATTCATCCGGGCCAAAGGCGAAAAAATTTCGTATCAACCGGAAAAAAGTGGGGCTGACGTACTCATGCCCGACGGATGCGGAGGAGAACCCGATCGAGTCAAAGGAGGCGCTGCTAGATTTCCTGGAGAAACAGGGCGGGCACTGCCAGTACGTGGTTTCCAAAGAGTTGCACGAATCCGGCAAAAAGCACTACCATGCATACGTCCACTATGACAACAAGCTGGACACTCAGGACCCAAGGTTCTTCGACTTTTCGGACGTGCACCCAAATATCATCAACCCGGGGGCGGGCTGGATCTCATACTGCAAAAAGGAGAAAGAGTTCATCACAAACATCGAAGTAAATCCGTTCACGGCTGCGTTGGCGTGCGACACGGTTGACGATGCAATGGACTTCCTGTGGCAAAAACGACCACAGTGCATGACGCTCAACGGCGATCGAATCGAAAAAAACATGGCGAAGAGAATGCGAATACTTCCTCCGAAACCAGGCAACTATTTCGGACCATGGCGGTGGCCCATGCTGGAGAATATCCAATCGGTGGTCCTGATCGGCCCCTCAAACATTGGCAAGACGCAGTATGCTAAGGCGCACTTTAACAATCCCCTATTTGTCAGTCACAAGGACCGGCTGCGCGACTTTGAACCGGGAACGCACGATGGCATCATCTTTGACGACATGGACTTTAATCACTATCCCAGAACTGCGCAGATCCACCTAACGGACTGGGACGAGGACAGAGACCTCGATGCACGCTACATGTGTGCGAAAATACCGGCTAATACACGGAAGATATTCACGTGCAATACTATGTGCGTCGACAACCGCGACGAGGCTATCGCCAGAAGGATTACAGTAATAAATTTAAAATAACAGTTAAACAATAGTCTTTTACGCTCGCTGCGCTCGCGGCGCTACGCGCCCATGCGCCTTTTCGTAATTAAGTGTCAAGGGCAGTCGTCGTGCCGAGGCACTGGACGCGGTAGTTGCGCGGGGCGCCAATAGTACTCCAATCCGAAGAGTTAGAAAGAGTGTAACCGGTGTTGACTGCCTGCAAAATCACCATCCATTGCGTGTCGATCGAATCTGGACGGTCGGATGCATCGAAGTGTGTCTTCTTGTTGACCGGGCACTTGAACTCGAAGTTCTTGTATGTCGGGTACTTGCCAAAGGCGGTGTTGATCGAAGAAGCTGTCGACTGATCATTAAAGTCGACTCCAGCAGGGGTGAGGACAAACTTGGTGTCCGAATACGTGAGCCACTGGCGAGTGTTGATGGGAGCATTCATATAAAGATAAGGGGACGCGGTGGTCCCACTTGGGCCGAAGGCCGTGTTCTCCGTGTTGAGAAACAATGTATCGTTGACGTTGTATGAAACGCCTAACGGCTGGTTCTTCCGGTTTGCCTTGACAACCATGAGGCGGAAAAGGACGGGAGAGTTGAGCCCTTGATTCACGCCGGCGCCGGCAGTGCCGGTACTGACACCACCAAGCATCTGAATCTGGTACTTGATAGCGGCGCGTTTGAGATAAAGATAATCTCCATCACGTTGAGTTTTCCCGTCACCTTGGGTGAACTTGAACAGGTCCATATTGTTCCAAATGGTAGTGGGAGCCTGGCTTGCGGACATCGGTCCGCCCGTGTTGAAATATACATAAGTCATCGGCTGGGTGCCCCCTGGCTTGTCCTGCGGGGATGCATTCTGACGACCAAGAGGGGTCGTAATCGCGTCGGAGTTATATCCGGCGAATTTTGTCTCTCCAATCAAGGAAACGAGCGATGCTGCGCGCTGCGTACGCCGATAGGCGGAAGCGGAACGAACACGAAATCGAGACGGCCTGGTCGCGTAGCGACCTACCGCCCGGCGACGGCGGATCTGAGTGCGG